TTCAAGATACTTAATAAAATAACGGGTGGACTAAGTAAGCCTAGCAAGATGCCGGGGCACGCCTTCTCAATATCCGCGCAGCGATGCATCACAGGAGGCAAACTTAGGGACGTTGAAGGGTCAGTTTGTCGGAATTGCTACGCATGTGGAGGCAGATACCTCTTCGATAAAACAGTCAATGCAATGGAGAGGAGATATCAAACACTAATGAGCAGCCCGACTGAATGGGTTGACGCTATGGTAGAAAGTATCAATAAGCGTGCCGATAAGGAGCCATACTTTCGTTGGCATGACTCGGGAGATATACAATCAACCGAGCACCTCGACATGATATGCCAAGTAGCAAGGGGGACCCCTACCGTATCCCATTGGGTGCCCACTAGAGAGTATAGCATAGTCAAGAAATATCTTGCCAATGGGAATAATATACCGCCTAACCTGAATGTTAGGTTATCCGCTCATATGATTGACGGACCAGCCCCTAGCGGGTTAGGTCTACCCACTTCAACGGTTATCGATTCGGGCAATGTTACTGGTCAGCCTTGCCCGGCCCCATCACAGGGTGGCGAGTGTGGAGACTGTCGCGCATGTTGGGATTCATCGGTCGAGAACGTGACCTATCACATACACTAAGGAGTAGGCTAATGGACAAGATTGACAAACTATGCAAGATGGCGCAGGGTATCATATCCCTTGATGAAGCCATATCGATGGAGGAAGACGGAAGCCAACTATGCTTGGACTGCAAGGAAGCCCAAGGGTGGGGGGACAGCGATGGTCACTCCACCCCGTGTGAGATATGCGGGGGGGAGAGAACGATAGGCTCACATTGGTTGATAGTATCGGGGGCATGCCATGACTAGGTTTGACGATGAGGGAATCAGCGACATCGCTGATCAGATAGTCAATGAAGCGGTGAAGGGAGGGAGGGGGTTCAGTGAGGAGCTATGTAATCAGGCTCTGATGACGGCCCAGGATTGGCGGGACAGGGCCGAACACCTAGAAGAGTTAGAGTTCAAAGAAGAAGGACGCATACGAATATGGAAAGACGAGGATCAACATGATACATAGCATACCAATCGATAGCATAAGGGGGCAGGAGGGGGGAGTCTACCTTCAGCATGAGGGTAGCGGCAGGGTGGCTGGCACCACCCTGTGCATGACCAACAGATGGAAGGTCACCCTATGGTGGGGGGACGGGTGGGCTTCTAACGAGGACGGGGTTGAGCCTGGTGTGAATAGCCCAAGCTCACACGTATTCGACATACAGGTGGAGACACCGGGAGGGGGGAGGTACAGGTTCAGAGAGGGGGAGGATGGCTATACGTTACGCGATGTCGACGTTGACGGCATGGCCATCCTGCTGGCTAAGGTTGCGGCACTGGACTCTGATGTCGGTGAGGCTGACCCAATGGGTCTATGCCCCACTCACGTCTTCCCGCCTACTCATAGGGATGGACCCAATGAACTGGCGGACGGGGACGAGGGGATAGGTCATAACACAGAAGAACATAAACAGACTAGACCTGACCTGGGATCCCATGATTGCTTCGCTAGGCGAAGGGAAGAACACTTAAATAATTTGAACCGGAAAGAACTGACCGCCGCAGGGCGGGAGTAGGAGATAGCAATGGATTATAAAGATAAAGATATCGATACGCAGAGGAAGGTCGCTGATTTCAGGCAAGCCATCATGGAATTCATCGAGGGTGGGTCTGGTCCTGAGTATGCTGAGGTTGTGATTGCCGAATTGTCCAAGGTTATTCAGAGCTTACCACCCGAGGCCACCTACTCTATGCTGGGTGATAGACAGCTCTCTTGGATTGGTGCGCAGATGATGTTATGTGTTGATGAGACAATGAGGAATAAGGGTGAGGATATCCCAGACAATATCAGGGATGAACTAATAAAGACACAGAGAGCCGCAGAGGACGGCTACGTTGAAGACAACGAGCCTGATATCAAACCAAGCCCAGGCTCATTCCCTGCCGGTGGATACTTCGGTGGGCAGCGAGGAGGTGACGCATGAGGAAGTGGCAAGAAGAAGCAATGGATAAGGATCTCAAGGAGATGCAAGGCGACCTTAGGGTCGCCATCAGGGGACAGATGCTTGAGGTATGTGGCGGCTATGTAGGTGGGAGGTACTCACTAGACCAGGTTCGAGACCGAGCCAGGGAGCTGGTCGGTGATGTCTCGGCCATCACCTTCACTCACATTCTTAATGTCATTGATGAGAGAGATGCGGTGGTGGCAGAGGCTAGGGAAGGTAGGCTGGATAGAGAATACTATGAAGAGGCAATGGATGGTGATCACCAATCGGCACTAGAGTCCGTCTATGGACCGGAGGATAACTAATGGGCAAGGGACAAAGAAGGAAGGGTCACGACTTCGAGCGTAACGTGGCTAATGTATTCCGTACATCCAGGCTGGATGCCAAGAGGGGTCTGGGTCAGGCCAGAGGAGGAGGTGAGGTTGCGGACGTGATGGTCAAGCTACCCTTCTCAGGCCCTGCGTGCCACGTAGAGGGGCTCTGGGTAGAATGCAAGAGGGGTGCTAGGACCAACATCAAGCGTGCCTTACAGCAAGCTACAGACGCTCTGGAGAATAACATATCGAGTGGCCCAGAGTATGCAGGATACATACCTACCGCAGTCACTAAGGATGACTACGGGATCACTATGGTTACCATGCACCTGTATGATTTCTTATCTATCTTGGGCGTCGTAAGAAGTGAGTTGCCAGATCTTCAGGGCTGCGAGGAGAAGGAGTGGGACGAGTCAAGCAAGTAGATATAATATTATCTAACCTATGCAATGATCTGGTGTGTACCCCTTCAGGGTACACACCAGATCTCAAGGATGTCAAGATGGAAATTGAATTAGGAAAGTCTGAGGTAGAGCACGCTGCACATATAGGCATACGGCGCGAGATATGGAACTATGAGCATAAGCACGCACATAAGTCCATCGTAGTCAGGACCAATGGCTGTGCATGGGAGCAAAATATAGTCGGCGCAATCGGAGAGGTAGCAGTAGCCAAGGCGCTGGGTATATACTATGATGGTGAGGCCAACAGGAAGGGACAGCCCGATCTGGGAAGCCGCACTGAGGTAAGATTCTCCAAGATGAGAAGCCCTTCGCTGATCATCAGGGATAAGGATGACGACGATAGCGTCTTCATCCTTGTAAGTGGTGGACCCTTCACAAGTCTTCCGCTCAAGGTAACTGTTCATGGCTGGATGCTGGGTAAGAATGGAAAGAAGAAGAAGTGGCTCAAGTCACCAGGAAAGTTACCACCTGCATACTTCGTACCAATTGATAAGTTAAAGAAGATGAGTTCGCTGCCTGAGGTGCTGTAATGTTGGGTATGTGAGTAAGTCATTGGGCATCAATAAGAAGAAGATAAAGAAGGAGAAGCAACATGTCGAAAGATAAGGAACTAATTAATTACTATAGCGAGAAGATTAATTGGGAGAATCCACACCTCAAGCTAACGGGCCGAAAGGTTCTTCTCCAGGGGTTACTGCCAAGTGACCTGGGGTATGAACTTTGGACTCCAGATGGTGTCATGAACTATGAATCCGCGATGGTTCATAAGATCGTAAAGAAGGGACCGGGTGTGACTGATGGTGTAACCGTTGGCCATCATACGCTGGTCCTTAGGAATGCATTAGATAAGGCTGAAGACACCGGACAATTCGTGCTATGCGATGAGTCGGACATCTATATCCATTGGGAGCCAGGCTCCTACTCTTATCATGAGAAGTGGAATAAAGAGTCCCTCTAAAAAATAACCCACACCTAATGGTGTGGGTTATAGGTTCCTAGTGTGAGGAACCAGGCGCGAAGGGATACGCCCTTCTAAAAAATATCACCTGGCGTGGAATAAGACAATGTCTGTAATTGCTATACAATCGAAGGAACTTGCTACGCTCTATAAGAATCTTGCGGTCGCCCAGATAATGCTTGCGCGAGCGTCAACAATCGTTAGACTGGCAGAGAGTGAAGTCAAGTCACCGTCAACTAGGGAACTTATATCAGAGTTCAAGGAGGAGATGAAAGATGAAGGGAATGGAGAAGATAGAGGTAGAGTTAAAGAAGGGCTTAGATAATAAGAATGTATCGGAGAGGCAGGGCCTATCCTACATTGAGGGACACCATGCAATAGATGAAGCCAATCGAATCTTCGGGTTCGATGGGTGGAGTTACCATCTCTTGAGCCTTAGCATGCTTAAGGAGGAGAAGGTAAAGAAGGGCTCGAAGGAAGCACATGTGGTGCATTGTGTGGCTCAGGTCAGAGTGCAGGTCAGGCTTGGCAACCAAGTGGTATGCCGGGAGGACGTTGGGTATGGCTCTGGCCTATCCTATAAGGGCTTCGGAGATTCGTATGAGCTGGCCCACAAAGAGAGCGTGACAGACGCTCTCAAGCGAGCACTACGTAGCTTCGGTAATCAGTTCGGTAACTCGCTATACATGAAGTCCAACCCCATCCACAAGGGTGGCAAGGACTCTAAGGGTGAGGTGCCACCGGAAGAAGGAGAGAAGTTATTCACGCAGGTAAGGGAGGCAATAGGTAACGCGACAACCCTGGAGAACCTGTCCCAGGTGTTGTCAACAAATAGAGAGCTGGTCGGTGGTCTGAGCACTGATCTCAGGTCAGACCTAAATAAGATAGCAACAAGTAGAAAGAAGGAACTAAGAACATGAGCGGATTAAATAGCACTGTGTTGATTGGTAGAGTGGCAACTGACATCGGATTGAATTACTTCAAGTCCAAGAAGGGAGACCAGACAGCCGTCACGAATATCCTGGTGGCCGTCCCAAGCAGTAGACCAGACAAGGATGGGAAGGACTCTGCAGTCTTCATCCCCGTAACCATCTTCGGCAAGCAGGCTGAACTTACTGCCGAGTATGTTGATAAGGGTCAGCAGGTGGCAGTCGAGGGACGCATCACCGTGGATGAATGGGAGAAGGAAGGAGAGAAGCGTAAGCGTCTTAAGGTGACCGCAGAACGAGTAACATTCCTTGGAAAGCCTATGGGTAACAAAGATGAAAATCGAGCAGGACGAATCAACCAGGAGGAAGAAGCGCCGTTCTAGCAAGGGCCGTCCAGCCAGGGTGAGAAAGAAGCCCTGGCTGGGCACCTACCCATGCATAGCTAGGATGGATAAGAAGAAGGAACTTGAACTACTCAAGAAGTACAAAGAAGAAGGGGACTTAGATGCGAGAAATAAGCTCGTTGAAGATAGTATGTGGGTTGCTGGTTGGTACACCGGATCATTCAAACCGCCAGAACACTACATCGGAACCAAGCATGACCTATTCCAGGCAGCGATCATCGGTATCTTCCAAGGCATCGATGCATACGACATGGACCGTGGCGACGCCAGGCTTGGGACTTACCTAGCATACTACGTAAAGAATTGCGTGCGTCGAGAAGTGGCGCGTAATGCCAAGCATGAACATCCAAACAACAGAGCCTATATGCCCATGTGGATGGAGGGCTCCGATGACAGATGGGCAGGTGATGGTATTAGCGACATATCTGGCAACGATGTAATGCAAGATGAATATCATATAGAAGAAGATCTGCTTGATAACATGGATCACATTAGACTTATCGAGATGGCCAAGGATTCCTTGACACGTAAGCAGTGGGAAGTGTTCAGACTATTGTATGGCAGAGGGCTCAATGAGTTCGAGATAGCTAGATTGTACGGTGTCTCTAGGCAGCGTATCAACCAGATAAAGTGCAGGATTCACGAAGTATTAAGAAGGGTAGTGGAGGGAAAGAATGCATGGAAGAAGGGACGACCAAAGACAATCGGGAACACCTACAGTGGGTGACCTACTCACAGCATACGATGCAATCAAGGCTGAAGGAAGCACTATGTCGCACGACGACGGACCAGCATTCCAGTTAGCTAAGGACTTCTTTGCCAAGGAGCCGCCACCTATCAGGTGGACTATCCAAGGGCTGATAGAAGACAAGACGTTCGGGATCATAGGAGGAGAGCCAAAGACCAGCAAGTCTTGGTTCGCATTGGAGGCCGCACTGTCCGTCGCATCGGGTATTCCGATGCTCGGCCAATTCCCCACCAATGGCGAGCGAAGGCCAGTAGCACTCATCATGTTAGAAGATAGCCCTCATAATGTGTACGCCAGGCTCAGGGCGCTGGCTGCGTCCAAGGGCATATCTGTTGATGAGCTTGCAGGACTGCCAATATACCTACGCTTCAAGAGAGGCATCGACCTGGCTACCAGGTTCGACACCAGGTGGGTCATAGACGCAGTCAATGGTGCGAATAAGGACATGGCTCTGGTTCTGATCGATCCGCTGAGGAATGCTCATACGGCTGAGGAGAATGACTCCAAGTCTATGACATCTGTATGCGATAACATCAGAGACATCAGGGATGCTACGGGCTCTGCGATAGTTCTGACGCATCACCTTAGGAAGCCAAGCGCATCGGACGAGTCTTCTCCTGGCCACGCTCTACGTGGGTCAGGAGCGCTCTACGGTGCAATCGACGGGCTGGTGGTGCTGATGAATAAGAGAAGGCCAGAGGATTCTAATATCTGGCGCAACAATATACACGTCAGGGTTAAGGCAGGCAGAGAGGCCATCCCCTTCCAGGCTGTCCTCAAGGTCCATGACGGACCCGATGGCAGAGCTTGCAAGGCTGAATGGGCAGTATCTGCAATACCGGATGAAGACAGATCCAAGAAGCGATAGGAGTTATATGTGATATGGGTGTATGCTGAGAGGATATTCGTAATATTATGGGGCATATTCGTAGTGTGGTGTGTGTTATTCTTACTCAGACTCACGCTATGGAATGCTTGCTACAACTTCACAGAGAAGCTATATAGAAGAATCGGAGGGAAAGATGACACAATTCATTCAAGTGGTAAGGGCGAATAGAGATAGGCGTAGCCGCATTGGTGGTACTGCCATATCTGCAATACTAGGTAAGAACCCATGGCAAACCAGGGAGGCCACCATGGCGTACTACCTGGGAGGACCCGGCCCTGTGCCTAATAGGTATATGGAATGGGGACTGAGAGGTGAGGATGCAGTGGCCAATGCCTACGCAGACAAGAACGACTTGAAGCTGGTTGACCTCGTCAAGGAGGAGGAGGAGGACTTGCTACCGGGCCAGATCGTAAGACACCCGGAGATAGACTTCCTGGCTGGGTCTCCCGATAGGCTGGTGTTAAAACCAGGACTCGACCGATACAGGGCCGAGTCGAAGAATGGCGATGAGAAGATGAGGATCATAAGCGGTATCTCCCATGGCCTGGAGATCAAGACCGCTAGTGCATGGTCGAAGAAGAAGTGGGATATGGGTATTCCTGAACACTATGTCATGCAGTGTCAGTTCTACCTAATGATCACCGGCTTGCCTAGATGGGACATTGCCGTCCTTATAGGAGGCAATGACTACCGCGACTTCGCCCATTCATCTGATGGCAATAAGACTGTCAAGGGAGAGTACAGTAACTACGTCATAGAACCTGACCTATTCCTGCATGCTCAGATGGTAGAGGAAGCAACCAAGTTCTGGGAGGAGGTTAAGAATGAGCGAGAAAGAACCTAAGAGTCTTCAGTATGCCAACAACCCCATGCTCGCAGGCAATGCCAAGGGCATGGCCAAGGAGCTTCATACTTCCATGACTGACTTCATGCTAGAGTCTATCTACGAGAATATGAAGGAGACCTGCAACGACGCTACTGATCTGGATCTCGCCATACACTTGGACGTTGCAATCATGGCTGCCAGATGTGTGAATAAGCTGATGTGCTCACTTCAGGTGGCCCTGCTTAAGCACGTTCAGGACGAAGGAGGATTCGAGAACCAGGAGAAGATAAAGAAGGTCATAAGGCTGGCCGTAGAGGCTGGCGATGAATTGTCTAAGGAAGTGAATCCTGAGGTGATAAGCGAGTTCAAGAGGCAACTCGATGAGAATGCTGATAAGCGCAAGTCAAAGACACCTGATCCAATTGACATAAAGTTCACAATGAAGGGAGGAGATGCGTAATGGAGAGACCAGAGACAAAGAAGAGGGACAACAGGATGGATAAGTATTGCAAGCAGGCTAAGGCCAGGCAGGAGGATGTGGATAAGTATTCGCATAAGCGAGGTGATGTGCCACTGCCGCTCAAGTGCAAGATCCAAGAGATACCAGTCGATGTGTATGACCTGCAAGATGCGTCGTCCTACATCGACCTTCTCGAGGATGCGGTCGATGACCTTAACCGGTACGTTGATGACCTGACAGGGAGGTTCGAGAGGGTGGCAGAGGAAGCCTGCGAATCACAGGAAAGGTTCAAGAAGATGCGAGAGAAGTACCGTATCTCCAAGAGAATAAAGAAGAAATCAAGACCTATATTCGACTTCCTTGATAAGGATGCACCATGATTGCTATAATGAAAGATGTGCTGAGGATGATGATTAGCATGATATGGATATGGTGTTGCATAGGATTATACAGGATCTTCTTCGGATGGATCGGAGGCTGACGTGAGGCTGCTTATTTCACTGGTAATATTGATGTCCCTGTCCTGCGGTGAGGCGCAGGACGAGGGGCTAGATGGTGTGTGTACTTCTATAGCGGAGGAGGAGTGGCCTAAGATGTTTGCTGATGCAGGCCAGAGCCCCATTGCCTGCTATAATAACCCAGGGTGGGGTGCTGGCAGGAGCATGGAAGGGACATTCGCTGGTGTTGGGTGTTGTATATTTAATTCTAAGAGCCCGCAAGTAACCGGATGTTTTGACCTTTGGTGCATGGTGTACAATGAGTGTACGTGGGACTACATTGATAGCGTATGCTCCGTGGGTTACTTTAATGAGTGGCCTAGCAGCGCTGTGGCGGAGGATGGATACTGTGGCGAAACAATACGAGAATGCAAGGACTTGCCGCAAGGCGGCCACCAGGGGCAGCAACAAGACGCGAACCCGTAACCCCTATGCCTACCACGCGCATAGCAGGCGCGGTGGGCATCACATAGACAGAAAGAAGGCATACGATAAGTATGCCTGCAGAATGGACTGGTCACATGACGAAGACGACTACTGGAACGACCAAGACGAATGCTGGGGATTCGGTGAGGATTGGGACGGGGGAGATAGCGATGATGAAGAAGTCGAAGAATTTCAAGAGTGTTCTGTCCGTCGTTACTTTGGTAAGAAGAAGTTTCCCAGGAGCCTCACTCATAGGAATCGTAGAGTCAGACTAAGATTTCTGTAGCTCTATCTCGCGCCAGCTCCTCTGCCGGTCTGCCGGCGGGTCGCTTATACTTAGGGAAGGACTCGCGGTACTTCCGCTCTTCCTCCTCCAGCATCCACTGCTCCTTGTCTCCCTGCGTAGGAGGTATCGCCTTGAACCGTGGCTTCTTCTTCGGGGCACCGAGTCTTGATGCGTCCAGGGCAAGCTCCTCGCCCTCTATGTAGTATGGATCTTTCATTCTTCCAGATCCTCCAGCAACCTCTTTATGACCTCAGTATCTTGTGGCATTACCGACGCCGCACTATCCCTTGCCCTTGTCTCTATGGACATTACCGATGGGTCTATTAGGTCTTCGTATGCCCTACTGAGTTCCGGGTCAATCATTATCCTGTCCCACTCAGGTTCACCCTCCCACCCCATCTCAATAAGCTCATCAACAACATCTTCGTGCAATCCCCTTAGGCCCTCCTCGCCCCCACCAGAGTCCCTGAATTTCTTCAATATCCTTATGGCTGCTTCTTTGGAGAACCTGGGCCATGTATGTGACGTGCCAGGATCTTCTACGTGTCCTGGGTCGTTGTCGCCTATGATCCTCTGTCCTGGCAGGTCTCCCTTAGCTATGTCGGATGCGAAGGCCACGTTCTTATAATCGTAAGGAATAAGTTCCTCGCCCTCGGGTGGCTTCTTTCGTAGGTGGTAGGTGTCCTTGGTGTGGTGTGCTCCTGTGAATATTGGTTGAGACCCTCCAGGCTCCATGTGCGCTACTATCTGCTCAGGCACTGACCTCCTTCCCTCTACTATATAGTGGTCAGCTTCAGGGTATTTTTCTGCTATGATGCGCTGTGACTCCCTTGCCTTGGCGGCTCCCCTCGGACCCATCTCTGCGAGTACGCGCTCCTCTACTTCGGCCCTAACCTCTGGGTCGTCCCAACCGCTTGCACCCTCGAAGCTCGTCCCTGCCATCTCCGTCCCTTCCCGGCCCCATCCAGGTGTGTAACCCATTGGTTCCAGTCCAAGGCTTTGCCTTGCGTCGCCCACGGGCATTCTCAGCACCTCTTCATAAGGCATGAGTGTCACACCCGACTGCTTCAGTATTTTCATCACATCTTGAGCAAGGACGGGCTCATCCATGCCCTTCCTTATCCTCCAAGACGGACTGCCAGTCCTAGACTTCTTATACCGTTCCTTCTTCGTGGCCATGTTATTTCTTCCTCTCCTTCTCAACATCAGCCTTCACTTGCTTCGCCGCCTTGAGACCTTCTTCGATGATCTCGATGACATCGTCGTCCGTCTTCGTCTTTGTCTTACGGGCGATAGCCTTGGCAACAGGAAGAATAATACTGAGAGCGCTAAGAGTGATAGCAGCATATAATAAAATAGTTTCAACTGGCATAGCCTAATTCTCCTATAGGGACCGCGTTAACGAGCCCTTCCTCCGAGCCTGGCACAACGAGGTGCTTGCCCTTAAGTTCCTCGAGGCCATCCTCAACCTCAAATATTGTCATTCCTCCAGTATCGCCCGCCTTATGCGGGTCGATATTGGCACCACCCTGCATGCGTACAGACAGGTACAATACCTTAGCACAAGGTGAGCACTCAAACTTAATGAACTCTCTAATTTCTTCTGGTGTCATCATCGTTCCATCTCCCAATCCTCTAGGAATCTCATATCTACCTTCTGGGGTTCTCCCTTCTCGGGCTCCTTCATGTACTCCTTAAGTCTCTCCCTGCGCTTCACGCGCTCATCCAATACGTCGCTTCCGCTTACGCGAGTCTCCCCCTCATACATGACCTCAAAGAGTCTGCTCTGTGCTTCCTCTTCTGTCTTCTCCATGTCCTTAAGCTTCTGGCTTAACTCCTGTATCTTACCAGCGACCTTGGCCCGTCTGTTGGAGTCTGTGCCGGGTATGCCCTCAAACTTCTCTACGAGTTCCCTACGCTTCTTCCATACTCTGTCGTAGTCCTCATTGTTGCGGTCTGCGGATATCTTCAGCTTCTTGAGGAATGTACTGTATCTCCTCTCGACTGCCTTATCTACCTCACCATTAGCACGGAATAATCTTGCACCGAATATTCTAGCCATGATCATCCACGGCTCCAGCTCGTGGCCGGTACTGGATACACCATACAGTTCTGCCTCTGGCATCCTCTCCATTAGCTGCCATATCCAAGACGATGGGAATCCTAGTCCAACATGGATGGCTAGGTTCTTCGCTGTATTCTTGGCCATGATTAATCCATCAGGGTCATGGGCAAATATTTCTTCCCCATACCTTGATTCTCCAGTGATTAAGTTGCCTACCATCTCTGCGGGTCCAGTAAGTCGCCACCCACCAAAGTACCCAAAGTGAGCTGACTCGCCCTCTACGGGCGCTATGCCGAAAGCTTCCATAGGTAATGTCTTGGTCCCCCTGGTGGCCCACTTTATACCCCCAGCCAATGGACCTGGGTTAGTAGACTGGAATGTCTTATCGAGATAGTTGCTAACTTCTTCTGGCAGCATGAAGCTAGTGTCCTGCTCGCCTGAGGGTTGCTGATCTTTATATGCTTGCTCCAAGGCATCCCTATATTCCTGGTTAACCTGGTCAAGCTTCTGTAGGGTGATGCTCATGCCCGGCCTCTTCAACTGAAGGTCCAGCATGATTGAGTTGGCGCGGATTGCGTACCCGATGAATGGTGCGAATGCACCAACCACTGGAGATCTTGCGAGGTGAGGAAGAAAGAAGTGATCTGTCATCAGTCTCTCTTGCCACATGTGTGCTTCCTCTAGCAACTTCGTATCTTTCATGGCCTCCTTGAGCGCACGATTGTACGGTATGCCTTCCTTCATCGACCTTGCCCTGGCATGCCTCTCTATGAAGTCCCTGAGGATTCCAAGACGCGCAGAGTGCTCCATGAACATGGCAGTCTTTCGCAGCTTACCGTTGAGAAGCAGTGTCTGCTTCGCCCCCTTATATGTACCGGAGATGCCATCTGCTATGATTGATATGCCAGGAGACCATGCACCCTTGAACCCTGACTCCTTCATGGCATCCTTGACGATGCCGTAGTGAGCCTTCCAGATGTTCTTCGTTCTCCTCATGTTGTTCCTGATGCTTGCGAACTCAGCAGGAGACATCCTCAATTCGCCAGCCTCTGCAATACCTCTCTGGAACGTACCAAGATCCCGCCCCAGGACATACCACTCATCTTTACTTATCAGGCTCTCAACCCCGTTGGCCAAAGATGTCATGCCTCTTGGCCCCGTTGCTGCGAATACCATCTCATTGATACCATACATTAGATTAACGTAGTAATGAGGTCCACCTATAGTATGGAACATCTTCCAGTCGCCGGTAATCTTCCTGCTTGCACCCTTCCATCCCATCTCGTTGGTGTACATTGACTCCCACAACCTGAGCACATTCTCTGGAACCCACGATCCAGATACTGCGCCGAATCTCTGTATGAAATCCGAGTCCGCTACTTTGGAGTCATCAACTTTACTGTACGCAATATTCTTTGCTTCTTCCAGGGCAGTGCCCTTCAGGTCATCGAACGCACCCGGCTTCCTTGGGTCTTTCCATCTCAGGAATTGGGTGCCCTCGTATGATCTCCTATACTCAGCGAAGTGGCCGTACTTCCACTTCGCGTTAACGGTCTCATACATAGCCTGGAGCATACCCACCCACTGCTCATCGCCTACGAATGCGCCAAGCTCCTTGAGCTGCTCCTTGCTTAACACTCGCTTTGCTACTGCTCGCTTGAATATTCCTGCGGGTGACCTCATCTGGTTGTCCATGCCGAATGCAGATGGATCGTCACTCAGCTTCTCCATCAGATCGTCTACGGTGGTCTTCAGCTTGGGTGATCCTGGTGCCAACCTGAGAGCCATGTGGCTTCTCAGGTTGGCAAGCCATGTAAGTTCTGCCATACCGGGCTCGAGCTTCGAGTTCATAGGTATCCTGGCCATGTCCAGACCCTGCTGTGCCAGAAGCTTCCTGGTCTGCAACATGGTCTGCCCTACCTTATTGAAGTATTCATGCAGGACCGGATTGTCGGTGATGCTAACCCTATTCTCGAATCCTATGTCATTAACCTTGAACTCATCAATCAGTCTCTTTGGGTCCAATGCACCCTTGAGCCAGAAGCTCATGTCCTCCATCGGCTTGCCCTTGTGCGTGAACGATATCATGGGCGACTGCTGGTCTGCAAGCTCTGTGGCTAATGTCTTATCGAACTTTGGCTTCTTCTTGGTGGGCTTCTTCTTGGTGGGCTTCTTCTCTACAGCCCTGACCTGCGTAGGGAATCCCTCCTTGCCTCTCCTTGTCTTCGGCATTGGCACTACATCAAGGATAGACATATCTGAAAGAAGCATCCTTCTCAGTCTGTCTATCATGACTGCATCACCCTTCTTCACGGCTCCCTCGAATGTTCTCCTGAGCATTCGCGCAGTCCTGTCCTCGACGCTCTGTACCTTCTTGAGGTCCTTCTTGAACTTGGATATCTCACTATTCCTTCTTCGCTTCCACTTCTCCACCTTCATCCCTAAGGCTTCGTCTAGGATATTCAGTCTTACTATGTCATCGATAGCGCCGAGTGGTGCCATGCCGCCAGCCTTCATGGGCTCCTCTAGCTCCCACTTTACGCCTGCCCGCTCTCGCTCGATTGCTGCAATCTCACCATCAATATGATCGGATCTGCTACGGTACTTCTCCCGCGCTGCGGAGATCCCCTCTTCCCTTATCTTGGCTGCCTTGGCCTCCTTGGCCGAGATGACCTTGCTCATCTCTCTTGCCTCTTGCATCAGCCTATACTGAGCAGGAACCAACTTCTCGCCCTCTGCCATGGCACCAGCGAAGATCTCCCTCTCTCTTGGAGGAAGCTCCACATACGGCTCTACTATATCCTTGGCTCTGCCGAACTCGCCGCGCTCACCCCTTGCGGCTCTCTGTGCGGCCTCCTTAACGCCTCTCTGGGTTCCCGCGAAGGGAGAGACTACCTCGGCGGATACGCGCCTTAGCGCGGCTCCTCCGAGTCCCTCTGGCTTACCGGGCCTGGTGACATCCTCTGCGGATTTAACCAAAGATTCGACCGGACCAGCAACATCTGTGGTGGATTCGAGTGCCTCTTTATATGCACCGGCAGCCTTCACGGGGCTGCCGGTCTCCTTCAGCTTCTTGACGCCCTCCAATCCGCCCTTGGCCATCCTCTTGTAGTCTAAGACGGCCATACCGGCCATGAGTGGGTCTCTCTCTACGTATGCAGCCGGTCCGGCGGCGAACTCGCCCATACCCTCTGCATATCCGCCCGCCATGCCTATGATTGGCTCTACCGCATGAAGGACTGCGGGCAGGAAGCCATACTCACCACCGTACTGTGCATCGCCTATGGCCTGCCCTACCCTGACAGAGGTCTTACCCACCATCTCTACTAACTGAGCGCCAGCCATGAACATATCCTTCATGTTGCCGCCAAGATTGCTGATGATGAAGCTCTGAGTCTTCTTTATCTGCTGCGCATGGCCCGGATCTGCCTTCTCTATCTCCCTTATCTGCTCTGGGGTCCTCCATTCCTCTGTGGCTGCAAAGTCGTATAGCTTCTTAGCCTTATCCTTGTCGTAATACATCATCATCTTGGAGATCTCTTTAAGACCGGAGTTGATACCGCTCCAATCCTTCCAAGACGACCTAGATATCTTTCCCTCAACCCTGTCCATAGCCTTCTTGAAGGCGATCATCCCTGGTGAGTTGCCATCAGCGAATTCCTGTATGGTCTTAAGGTTCTCCTCTGCCCTCTTCTGCCTCTCTTGCTGCAGCTTGAGGTACTTGCCGGGTTGATCCTCTGGCACATCCAGTGCAGGTTGCCCGACATAGGCTGGAGTCGTACCGTATCGTCCGTATACACCGAACTTGCCGCCCGTTACGCCCTGGCCTGACAGGACATCGGACTGGTAGACATCAGATAGGCCGAGACCCTCTGTGCCTTCCTTCTTAAGGTCGTACTCGTTAGCCACTATTTGTACCTAGCTTATTTGTACCTAGCTGATCGAGGTATCTCCTCAGCCTAAGATCTGTCTCACTTGACTCACCCGGCCTATACACTGGGTCGAAATCACCCATAGGCATCTCCTCGGCTGGTGGGCTAATGTGAGGAGATGGTGCGTCTGGATCTATCTTCTCTATACCAATCACCGTTCCATTGGCATCCCTGAATATCACAGCATTCCTGTCTGACACCGCAGATCCACCGTCGCGAAGAAGCTGCTCGATGACCTCGGCCTCCTCTTTGGGTTTAC